GCTATTGAAGCTTCTAAAGTAATCCGATTTGGATATGAACAAAGCGATCGGCTCGAGTCAGAAGCGGGTGATGTGCTATGCATGATCCAACTTCTTCAGGATAATGGTCTAATTGATCTTGATAATGCTTACTTGTGTGCTGAAGCAAAACGTGAAAAACTTAAAAAATGGAGTACTTTAAATGTCTGATTGGGCAAATGATATTGCAATGATGCATCACAAATTTGGCGTCAAAAAATGGTTTGAAGATAATAAACATGACAAAGAGCTTATGGCGAAATACCTTCGATTCCGTCTTAAGATGTGCATGGAAGAAATGAATGAAACGATTGATGCTGCTATCTTTGATAACGATGCGGAAGAGACTGTTGATGGTCTTATTGATCTTTGCGTGTTCGCTATTGGAACTTTGGATGTTTTCGGTGTGGACGCAAATGTAGCCTGGGATCGGGTCTATGAAGCAAATATGGCCAAATCGCCTGGTGTAAAACCTGGTCGACCAAATCCGTTCGGTCTTCCGGATCTACTGAAACCCAGTGGTTGGACACCACCTAGCCACGAGGGCAATCACGGTGATCTAGACAAGGCGCTCTAATGAATCACAACTCTAGAGCGGCCAAGATCATCCGTAACGGAATCGATCCATGGACGTATCAGACGCCACATCTTACCGCTGAACAATCATTCCTTCGTATTCAGGACGGAATCGATTGCGGTAGGTTGTGGTGTATAGAGGATCGTGGAGTCGTAATGATATTTGAGCGGGAAAGTAAGTTTCTTGCTCAAATGCATTTGTTTACTGATGATAATGTACAGTATAAAGACTGGACAAGGGGCGGACTAACGATCCTTAAGGCAGTTTTTGATAAGAGTGAAATCTTAAAGATCTACGGAAAGTTTACTAATCGTAAGATATTGTCACTCGCATTAAGAGGCGGGTTCAAAAAAGAAGGTGTACTTTCTGCTGCACATATGGTACAATCAGGTGATATGATCGACTACTATATTGCAGGTATAACTAAAGATGAGTTATACGCGAGGATTGAAAAAGGATAGATTATGGACGTTTCGCTTACGTTGTTTAACAACATATACGACAACAAAACTGATAAACGAATGGACTTCTCATCATGGGAGAAGTTCGAGTCATTGTTGTACAATATCTCTAAACAACCAGGTTACAAACCTGCCAAGGGCGAAAAACCAAAACAAAAACCTTCTCCTTTGATTTCTCCGGCAATATACACGCCCGACACAACTCGTGCCAATGATAATACCTTGGCATGGGCTGGTTGGGCTGCTGTCGATGTTGACGATCACGAGTTTAAAGGAAATCTAAAAGATGAGCTATATGATCGCTTTGGCAATCATTATTATGTGTGTTATTCTACTGCAAGTAGCACGGTCGATTCGCCGAAGTTTCGCCTTGTGTTCCCACTTACAACTCAGGTTGAGGCATCTAAAATACGACACTTCTGGTATGCGCTCAATACCGAGCTCGGATCAATCGGAGATGTACAGACTAAAGACTTATCACGAATGTATTATGTCCCTGCAAATTACCCTGGTGCTAATAACTTTATTTTCACTAACACTGGTTCTTTCATTGATCCTTTTGAGCTGATGGGAAAGCATACGTATATTGAATCAAGTGCAACATCTGCGTTTGATCGTATGCCAGAAGCTATTCGTAATGCAATTATGAATGAGAGAAAGTCTAGACTAACCAATACAGATATCGCATGGACGTCTTATCATGATTGTCCTTTCGTCAATAGACGTATTGTCGAAGAGTATAAAACGGTATCTGGTACCGGTTGGTATCACAAGATGTATCAGCTTATGGTGTCAATTGCTTCGGCAGCAATCCGTAAAAGTTATCCAATTACCGCAAAAGAAATAGAAATACTGTGTAGGCAATTAGATATGGAAACTGGCGGATGGTACAAGAATCGTCCGCTCAATCAGGAGGCAAGTCGTGCACTCGACTTCGTTATGAAAAATGCGCTTTAAAGGTAAAGTAACAAAAGAGTTCGTTGAGCAGCGTAATGAAAAAATCGCAAAGGACAAAAACCCTAACCCTGAGTTCAGGTGGGATTGCGAATGGGTAGAGCATCACCAGGCAGCTGTGGATCAATTCCAGACACTCTACGAAGGGTTTGAGTATGACACTCATCATGCGCACTTAGGCAATCTAGACTATAAGTGCTATTCTAAATCAGGAGTTCACATATCTCCTTATATTCAGCGGCAAGTTGCACAGGGAAAGATTGACTATTTTGCAATATGGTCATGGGCTAAACCATGGAATGGTCCTTTAGGAGAGGATCAAATGATTGAATATGATATCCTGGGTCACGTTGACGCAAAAGAAGCAGTGAAGCATCTAGATGAAAAAAATAGGTTTACATATCCACTTTAATATGGTATAATATACACATGAAATATGATAATGGAAAAGCCCCTATTGCACTGGTTCCACCCGAGTGCATCGAAGAAGTAGCTGAAGTCTTTGGCTTCGGCGCTCAAAAGTATGGTGAAAACAACTGGCGTATGGACGGTGATAACACTTCCCACACGCGTACGTATTCATCGATTCAAAGACACCTCAATGCGTGGTTGCGCAGTGAAGATCTAGATCCTGAGTCCGGCAAACGTCATTTGGCACATGCTTGTACTCAGCTTATGATCTTGATGATTCACACCGCAAACCATCCTGAGATGGACGACCGTTATAAGGAGAAAAGTAATGCGATACCAGACAATAAGTGATATTCGTGAGTTCTTCAAAGGTGAACTCGCCGATGAAGCTTTTACAACAGATAAAACTGGTGCTAAAACTATTGAGATGATCGCCGCATCCTTTGTAGCAGACCAACCATCTATTTTCGGTGTCCCGAATCAAGACTACATTGATGCCGAAATCAAGTGGTATGAGTCTCAATCCACCAACATTTGTGATATTCATGGTACCGACCAGGAGCCTCCTGCTGCTTGGAAGTATGCTGCTGACAAGCATGGTAACATCAATTCTAACTATGGCAAACTAGTATTTTCTGAAGAATACTTTAATCAGTTTCAGTCTGCTGCTTTTGAGTTAGATCGGAATCGTGACACACGTCGTGCGACTATGGTTTATAATCGTCCTTCTATCTGGACTGAATTCGATAAAGGTGGCATGTCTGACTTTATCTGCACGAATGCTGTGACCTATTATATCCGTGAAGATATGCTCCATGCTGTTGTTCAGATGCGTTCGAATGATGTAGTCTTTGGCTATAAGAATGACTATGCATGGCAACGTTATATGATGCAGAAAGTATGCGATCTTTATAATAAGATGAATATCTTTGATGACATCGCACCGGGCATGCTATTCTGGCAAGTCCAAAATTTACACGTTTACGAAAAGCATTTTCACTTAGTGAAATAATATGACGAAACTGATTCTTAGGTGGTGAGGAATAGTTATGCCTTTAATGGTACCAGATACTACGTTTTATACTCAAGAGCGTGATAAGTGGGTTGTTAAAAAAGCATCTGATATTTTTGGCGGTAAGCGCACTGTGGTGTTTGCGGTGCCTGCCGCGTTTTCTTCGGTGTGTGAATCCCATGTTTCAGGTTACGAAAAGAACTATAATAGATTCAAAAAAGCCGGAATTGATCAGGTGTATTGTACCTCTGTCAATGACATTTTTACCATGCGGTCATGGGCTGACACGCAGCACGTTAAAAAGGTAAAGATGCTTCCAGATGGAAATGGTGATTTTGCCCGAGCCATGGGAATGCTTGTTGATAAAACCAACTTTGGCTTTGGCATGCGTTCGTGGCGTTATGCTGTGGTTATCAATAGCAATCACGTAGATAAAATGTACATTGAAAATGGAAAGGCTGAAAACCTATGGCCTGATGATCCAATCAATGTGACTGATGCAGAAACCGTACTCAAATTCTTGGAGAAATAAATGAGACAGACTTGGGATGGACGATATGTTGAATTGGCTAAACATATCTCACAGTGGTCAAAAGACCCTTCTAGTAAGATCGGCGCAGTTGCAGTTGGTGATAAAGGCCAATTGTTAGCCCAAGGGTACAATGGATTTCCACGTGGGATTCATGATATCAAAGCCAGATACCTAGATAAAGAGACTAAATACAAGTATGTCGTCCATGCCGAGATGAACGTTATTTACAACGCCGGATACAATGGCGTATCACTTGATGGAGCAACATTATATGTCTGGGGTTTGCCTATTTGCGCCGAATGCGCAAAAGGTGTTGTACAAACAGGTATAAAGCGTGTTATAATGCCTAAACAGGATGTGCCAGAGAAGTGGCAGGCATCTTGGGAAATATCAAGAAGCCTCTTTGATGAGGCTGGTGTAAGTTGGGATTTTGTAGATCATGAAGGTTTTAGTTGTAGGGATTAACCCGTCAAACAAACCACAGAGAAAGAATTCGACGTTGGATCGATTGAATGGTTGGATGAATACTCTAGGCATTACAAACTATTCTTTTACCAACGTCCATTCAGATCCTGGAGAAGTTCCAAAGGTCAGCGAACTTATTGCGTCTGATCTGGACTGCTCAGGATACGACAAGGTTATTGCTCTAGGTGTAACTCCCTCGTACGTGCTCCGTGCGAAGGGAGTTGAACATTATCAGATGCCGCATCCTTCTCCCAGAAACCGTAAGTTAAATGATCCAGTGTTTGTACAATCCGCGCTAAACGAGTGTAAGGAATACCTATATAATGAAAACAATAACAAATCCTATCAGTAACGTTCCTATCAACAAGAAGTCGCATGTTCTGGGATGGACACAAACATGGGCAGAACAGCTAGGGGCGTCAATCAACCATAAGTGTACTCCCCAGATTCTAAATGCTGATATTGTATACATCGATCATGGTGCTAACTTTGGTGGTACTTTAAATCTATTTGGTGGTGCCACAAAAGAAGTTTATGACCGAATCAACCTTGTTGCTTCTTGCAAGTCAATTGTTTCCCTTGATTGGGACATGCCTGATTATGGTGCAATGTTAAAGAAGCGTATTGGCGCCAATACAACATATGAAGAAATCACCGAAGAATGGTGTGATATGTTGAGCAAGCGTTTGGCTGAAGTTCCTTCACTTAAACAGGAGAACCTAGATTATGGACCTGTCACACTTGGAGATTCACATAGTATTGCTTTCAGTGGTGTTGGCCATAGGGTTCTTAGGAATGATGGTAAAACTCTTTTCGGTTCTCTTAGATCTGGTCTCATGGATATGTTCCGTGGTTGCATCCCTACTGGCACCGTTCATCTATGCTTTGGTTCTATTGATATTCGTCACCACATTCTACGTCATGATAATTTCAATATGGCCGAATTTATCCAGCAGTATACAGATCAAGGGAAACTCATTGAAGACACCTTCGGAGTTAACGTGCGGTACACATGCCCAGTGCCAGTAGAATTCGAGGACCGTCGTATACCAAAGTCTGGATTTTTTAAAGGTACCCCTTTCTATGGATCAGTAGCAGATCGGCGTGATATCACATTCCATTTTATTGATGAGCTATATAAACAGTCTAACGATTCAGTTGTACAACCTCCTCTAGAATGGTATCATATGGATGGGAAGACATACGCAGAAACGTATATGGAACATGGTGGAAGCTTTCATATCGCACCGCCATTTTATAATAGAAACGATTGGGGAGTGACAGCACTTGGCGCATAATAAGCACACTATTGATAACGTCAATAAAGACGTTGATGGACTAATGATGAACGGTGTATTCAGCCGGCATGATGCACTAGAGTATTATCTTAAACTAGCAGAGAACTGGACTGACCCCAATCCGTTTCCTGTTGTTGAAACATACGAAGGCGTACGCGTTGTTCGTGACGATCTGCTCGTAGGTTCTAAGACTCGTGGTGGTGACTGCTTGATTAGTAGCCTTCCAGAGCACGTCGATACGATCGTATATGTACAGCCTCGATTCGGTCTGGCGGGTGTATCACTCCTTGATGTAGCAAAGCGTCATGGCAAAAAAGTACGTCTATTCATGCCGTCAAGTAAACGGATTAGTCCTCACCAGGCGGCATGCATCGAACAAGGTGCTGAGGTAAGTTTCCACCGTATTGCTGCGATGCCTAATCTTAACCTGATAGCAAAGAAGTGGGCAGAAGAACGATCAAACTGTTTCTTTGTTCCACTTGGCCTGAAGCACGAACTAGTAACTGCTGGATTCGTAAAGGTTGCATCTCAGATCCCTGAACCTGAAGAGGTGTGGACTGTTCTATCAACCGGTGTCTTGCATCGTGCATTGCAGATCGCATGGCCTAATGCCGAGTTCCATGGGGTTGCAGTTGCCCGTAATATGAAAGCTGGTGAGGTTGGACATGACAGAATCATAAGCCATCCACTTGCATTTACCGCACCTCTGAAAAAAGAAGAGATGCCTCCATTCCCATGCATCCCACAGTACGACGCTAAAGCATGGCCGTATATACCTAAGAATAGCGGACGTGATATTCTGTTCTGGAACGTTGGAATGGAACCTCCTGTGCATGATGAAACAATATTTGATAAGGTAGACAGCTACCGGGATTGGGAAAAGAATGGCAAAGAAGTGGCTTAATGAAGAAGCAATCGAGGTGTTAGTAGATTACTACTACCCTCGAGCAAAATGGTTGCAAAACAATTGTAACTGGGGTAAACTATCATATACTGGACCAGAAGCAGATGCTGTCATAAATGATCCGCTGATGCAAGAGATAGATATTTACGACTGTTATAGCCGTAATGCTGCTGGTTTCTCGAACGTGCTTCAGGATCTCAAGTTTATGACCGAGACTCCAAAGTGGCACCATCAGAAAGACAATCGCCGTCAGTTAATTGATGCATACAACACATCTGGTTGGGATACTCTCACTTGGTTCTTTGTTTACATGTGTCATCGTATCACCGGCTCAGGCGCATCGTTTACACGTGACCACGGATATCGTAACAATGCTGTTCAACATTGGGGTAGTCTTCGAGACATTCAGGACATGCTGGATCACATGAACTATATCAAAGCAATTGGTAAACCACTGTTTACTTCTATTGGTAACCAGCCTCCTTCCCCTCGTAAAGGCGTAACTTGTTTGGATTTCATGAACAACGAACTTGTTCCATTGCTAGAACGATTCATGGACTGGTTGCCTGCTAAAGGTCGTAAGCGTACTCACAAAGAGGTTGTTGACTATCTAAATGAGTATAACGTAGAACAAGGGCACAAACGATTTAACTTTGTTTATACTGCGTTCTCATACGATCTGGGTGATTACCACAAAGATTTAGTTAATGATATGTCTCATGGCTACTTCGGCAATAACGCGGTTCGATGCATGAAAATGCTTTCGAGTGGATATAGCACCGATGAGATGATGGATTTGCTCTGTGAGCGCATGGGAGGTGCCCCACGGGATAATGAGGACGTGATGTGTGACTTTGTTCGCTTCGGTCAGAACTATGTACCACGATCTGATGATACGTTTGACCACGTCCCACCAACTATTAAAAACAATTCTGGCTGGGAGTCTGGCTGGGAACAACGTCAAGGTACACCTAAAAATAGTGGTGTACAATTAGATGCATTTATGGTATAATGGTCTAATATTAGGAGGAATACAATATGTCAATCATGGACAAGCTTAAAAAGAATAGTAAGATCAAGGATACTGCTATTCTATCTCAATCAGTCCTCTTTTCCGAAAAGGATATGATTCCAACAGAAGTGCCAATGGTCAATGCTGCTCTATCAGGCAGCTTAGACGGTGGTATGTCACCTGGTCTTACCGTCTTGGCAGGTCCATCTAAGCACTTCAAAACATCGTTTGCTCTGCTTATGGCAGCAGCATATTTGAAGAAGTATGATGACGCAATCATACTTTTCTACGATTCTGAATTCGGTTCGCCTCAGTCGTATTTCGAAACGTTCGGAATCGATACAAGTCGAGTTCTTCATACACCTATCACAGATGTAGAACAACTTAAGTTCGATCTAGTATCTCAGCTTGATAACATCGAACGCGGTGAACATGTCGTTGTGGTCATCGACTCTATCGGCAACCTTGCATCGAAGAAAGAGCTTGAAGATGCTTTGAACGAGAAATCAGTCGCAGATATGTCTCGGGCTAAAGCTCTCAAAGGACTGTTCCGTATGGTAACTCCATACCTTGCAATGAAGAACATTCCGCTTCTTGCCATCAACCATACGTACAAAGAAATTGGTCTATTCCCTAAAGACGTCGTTGGTGGTGGTACTGGTATCTACTATTCTGCCGATAACATCTGGATCTTGGGTCGTCGTCAGAACAAGACAGGTACCGAGATTACTGGTTATGACTTTATCATTAACGTTGAGAAATCTCGTTATGTCAAAGAAAAATCTAAGATTCCTGTATCGGTGTCATGGGAAGGTGGTATTGAGACATATTCTGGTCTTCTTGATCTTGCACTTGCAGGTGGATATGTTATCAAACCGTCAAATGGTTGGTATGCACGTGTAGACCAAGAAACTGGAGAAATCCTTGACCCCAAACGTCGTGAGAAGGATACTCTTTCAGCAAACTTCTGGGATCCAATTTTTGCCGAAACCAACTTCAGAGAGTTTGTTAAGTCATATTACACAATTGGCTACAAATCTATGATCGAAGGTGATGTACTAGAGGATGAAAATGTCGTATAATATAACCTTAGACGATTACACTTTCGCCGAAGACGGGACCTCAGACGCCTGGGCAGTCCGCCTTAAAACAAAGTATGAGGGTGTAGTCTATCATTACGGTTCGGTGCAAGCAAAGGTTGATGATGATGAAGGAAACGCCACACTGTCCTTCAAATACGCAGTTCTCGATCCAGCTGGTAACGACCTAGAAGAGCTAGAAAAATCTGAAGACTTTAACAATTATATCGGAGCTGTTCTTCAGCATATTATTGAAGATGCTTTTGGTACAGGCAATTATAGACTAGGTGAAAATGCAAGCGACAATCCAAAAAACGGTACTTCGAAACCTTCTGAATAACGAAGACTTTCTTCGTCGCGTTATTCCTTATATCAAAAAAGAGTACTTTGAGGGTACTGAACGTCTGGTATTCGATTCTGTAATTTCCTTTGTGGGTAAATATAACAAGATGCCCACAAAGGAGGCTCTTTCTATTGAAATAGGTAATAGCAATATTTCTGAAAACCGGCTTGCTGAAGTCGGTGCTATTATCGATGAAGTAACTAGACCAGAACCAGTTGACATGGAGTGGTTGCTTAGCACTACTGAGAAGTGGTGTAAGGACCGCGCCGTGTTCTTGTCAATTATGAAATCTATCGAGATCATCGATGGAAAGACTGATATGACCGAGAATGCTATTCCAGAGATCTTGCAGAACGCATTATCTGTCAGCTTTGACCAGAACATCGGTCACGACTATATTAACAACTCTGACGATCGTTTTGAGTTTTATCACCGTCAAGAATCACGGTTACCGTTTGATCTGGATTACTTCAACAAGATTACCAAGGGTGGACTACCAAGGAAAACCCTGAATATTGCTCTTGCCGGCACTGGTGTTGGTAAGTCATTGTTTATGTGCCACGTTGCGGCTTCTTCGCTTGTTCAAGCAAAGAACGTTCTTTATATCACCATGGAAATGGCCGAAGAACGCATCGCTGAACGTATTGATGCTAATCTAATGAATATGCCTATCGATCAACTTGAACACCTTGACAAGCGTGCATTTGATGATAAAATTGGTAAGATCGCTAAGAAAACTGTAGGCAAACTTATTATTAAAGAATACCCTACGGGCTCTGCGCATGCCGGCCACTTCCGTGCACTGCTAAAGGAGCTAGAACTTAAGAAGAACTTCAAACCTGATGTCATCTTTATCGATTACCTTAATATCTGTTCTTCTTCACGAATGAAAGGATTGGGCGGTGCGGTTAACACCTATTCCCTCATCAAATCAATTGCTGAAGAGCTTCGAGGACTTGCAGTTGAATTCGACGTCCCCATTATGTCAGCGACTCAGACAACTCGAGGCGGATTTGGCTCGTCTGATGTTGGACTTGAAGACACATCGGAGTCTTTTGGATTGCCTGCCACCGCCGATCTTATGTTCGCGCTCATCTCTAACGAAGAGCTCGAAGGACTCGGACAAATCATGGTCAAACAGCTCAAAAACAGATACAACGACCCGACGACCTACAGACGATTTATTGTCGGGGTTGACCGCTCTAGAATGAAGTTGTACGACGTTGAGGCTAACGCACAAAGCTTAATCGACAGTGGTTCTTCTGCACCTGTACCTCAAAAGGATAAGCTGGATTTTTCTGGTTTTAATGCGTAATGAGAAGTTGGATATTTCCTTTTTCTGCCTCATTGGCACTTCATGCCGGTGTGTTATATCTAGTAACACCTGGCAAGTCTAATGAGGTAGAGGAAATATCCCTATCGACTAAACCTTCGGTCGTGCAAGTCACTATGATATCATCTTCCACCTTTGAGAAGATGTTTGAACCTCCGGAGGTGGTAGATGAAGTTGCTAAGTTTGTTGAGCCAGAAATAGTAGAAGAGTCTGCCGATATCCCAGAGATCTTACCTGATCCTGTGGTTATTTCCAGACCACCGATTCTTCCTATTCCAAAGCCTGAAAGGCCTGTTGAGCCAACTGTTGCAACTGAATCGGTGGCACCTCCGGAGCCTAAGCCGGTGGCTGCACAAGCCGGTAATAGCAATACTGATAGTGCCGAGATTAGAAAGATAGATGGCGAAATAAAAGCTGATTTTGCCCGACATTTTAGATACCCGTCATCAGCAAGAAGGTCTGGTGTTGAATCAATAGTAGCAATGCAGTTTATTGTTAATCCCGATGGATCAATAACAGATATTAAGATATTGAACGATGCACCAGCGATCTTGGCACAAGCGGCGATTAGAAGTTTAATGCAGGTAAACATTATAAGTACCCCTGTGAGAGCAACAACGTTTAAACTCAACGTTAACTACAAATTACAATAAGGATTACATAATGAAAGTTCGTCTAATTGGATATACTCAACCGGTGGACATTATTGGCTTGGATGATGTACAGGATTTGATCGCGTACTGCGCCCGGGTGAGTAACCCATCTAACCAGCTGAACCAGGAGACAGCGCCAAAGCTGTTAAACTATCTCGCACA